TAAAAAGTTAGAAGCGGAGCGGGTTTAGAAAGTGAAACGACCGTTTTCGTATGGGTCGTCCAGCCAATCCAGATACTCGGCGATAGTCCTTCGGCCTTTCGCAGAATTGCAGCGCATATGACTAAAGAAGATGTTGTCCAAGTCGTGTCGTCCACCCCTGCTGATCGGCAGGTCGTGCTCAATCGTCCTCCCCATCGGATCGCCACCAGGCAGAGCCTCATCAATCAGATCCCCACACACACAGCAAGTCTGGTCGCCATCAAGCCACTTGCGCTCAATAAGCTCCTTGGTAGCATCGCCCTCTTCGTACGCCTTCGCTCGCTGCTCCGCTCGAGCCTTCATTGTCTCCGGCTGCTTCTCGCGGTAGCGCTGTTGACTCGCCCGAGCCAGTTCGCGGCCGCGCGGCGTAGCCAACCATCGACGGCCTCTAGCTCGCTCCTCCTTCTTATGAGTTTCGCGGTACTCCTTCGCGGTAGCGTGGGCGCGCTCAGTGTTGTCCTTGCGCCACTGCCGCGAGAACTCGCGCGCACTCTCGCGCCGCTTGCGGTTGTAGACCTTGTCTGAGCACTTACCGGAGCAGTACTTCTGCCTGGAGTTGTTTGTCTTGAACTGAGTGCCGCACTCCACACAGTCCTTCAGTTTGTCTTCCTTCTCCTCCATGATGTATCCTCTCTCTGAACGAACAACCACAGCGTGCGTTCGTCTCGGCGATAATGGACCACCCCCGGCTTGGAAACCCGGGGGTGGTCGCTTTTTATGCCGGGTGGTCGTGCAGCAAATCAGAATGCGCTCCGGTTTTGGTTAGGGGCTGGCACGTAGACGACCTTGAATGGGCCGTGGGGCTCGAGGAGCTGGGAGCGATAGCCGTCGGTGCCGGGGCGGCCCCATCCGAGGATGTGGTCGGACTGCCAGGCGTATCCGTGGCGGTCAATGAGTACCGATCCTTCAGGAACGCTCGTGGGTTTGCCGTCGCCGTGGTATGAGTCGTCCAGGAGGACCTGGGTGGCGTACTGGCGCTGCTTAGCAGCTTCAAGTGGTGACAGTGTCGGGAAGCGCATTTCTAGTTCCTTTCTCTTGCGCTGATGTCCGTAGTCTAGGTCATCCGTAGCTTGGCGTCCAGCCGAGATGTGAAAGTCGACTGTAGTTGCCGTCACGCTGCAGGAGGGCGTGGCCAGTGCGTCCCTCTCGGTTCTTCGCTACATAGAAGTCGAGGCGCCCATAGTCGGTCACCCCGCCTTCGTTCGGGCACGACAGGAGGCAGACGACGTTGGCGTCCTGCTCGATGTTTCCCGACTCACGGAGGTCGCTCAGAGTAAGCTCGCCCCCCGGTCTTGTCTCCGCCTGACGACCAAGCTGGGCGACGGCAATGACAGGTATCTGCAGATCCTTGGCGAGATTCTTCAGCGTGCGAGTGTACTCGCCGATCAGCTCCCACCGGGCCCTCTTCTCGCCGGGAGCAGCATTGATAAGGCCGATGTAGTCAACAAACGCCGCCTTAAGGCCGTGCTCGCGGTGGAGAAGCCGGGCGGTTGCCACGAAGTCCCCGATGGTGAGGTTCGCCCGCTCGTCGAAGTGAATGGGTAGACCCTTCAGGATCGGCGCAGCAGCACGCATCTTAGCCTGCTCCTCAGGAGTGGGCTGCCTGCGCCGAGTGATCGCCTCTCCAGGGACATCGGCGATGTTCGCCATGACGCGCCCCCAGAGCTCGCGCCCACTCATCTCGAGACTCGCAAGGTAGACGTGGCCTGTATCGGCTAGCTCGGTTGCGGCCTGGATGCTGGCGATCGACTTACCGACGCCAGGTCGGGCGGCTATGACGTAGAGCCCGCCAGGCTTCCACCCGCCGATCATGTCGTTGACGTCAGGCCAAGGTGTTGGCGTGAAAGGTAGGGCCTCAATGGAGAAGTCGATGAGTTCATCCAGGCAGGCTTCGTTGTCTACAAGGTCTGTGCTTCCGGAACTTACCTGGTCGAGGAGCGCCCGGATCGTGTTCTCTGCCTCGCCGGGGTCTCCGCCTGACTCGAGGATCTGGATCCCACGTAGGCATGCGTCGTGGAGGTTGCGGTGTGCATGGTTGTCCAGAAGCTTTTTTGCGTATGAAGCCGCCAGGGCCTCGGCGGCTGCAGGGGCGGCGGCTAGGCAGTCCAGGAGGTAGTCGGGCTCAACGTGTGCGTCGGTAATTCCTGGGAGCTTATCCAGTAGGAGCGTGGGGTCTAGGGCCTGGCTCGGGTTGTCGGCCTTGTAGGACTCAATCAACCTCCAGATCGCCTGATTGCGAGTGTCGGCGAAGTGGTAAGGCTGGACTACATCCAGGTCAAGGAGAGCGATCCTGCTGCCAGACAGGGCGATCCCGATAACGGCTGCTTCGAGGTTCACGTGTCAGCCTCGCAGGTCGTCGATCTCGGCCTGGTGCTTGCCCCACTGGGGAGTGCCAGGAATGCCCATGAAGGGTCGCCAGAAGCCAATGTAGCGGTTCGGGTCGAGGCCGTGGTCCAGGCAGGCGTAGCCAAAGTCATCCTCTGTCCACGTGCGCCCTGTCTTCGGGTTGGTGGACAAGCGGCGACGCTCCTCCTCGGGGTTTGCTGCCGGCAAATCTGACGTCAGTTCATCCATCCAGCTTCCGGCATTGAGCCAGGTGGCGGGGTGCTTGATGTACCGGGTCTCGGTGTTGGCGAGCCGCCAGTTCTGCTTGTGCGCCTCAAGGGCCTCCAAGAGCTCCTCCGGCGTGGCTCCACTCTTCAGTGCAGCCTTGTATGCTCGCTCCGCCTGCCTCTTGCCGATCTTTCGAGGGTATGCGGTCCACCACTCAGAGAAGCTCTCCAGGTTCTCATGGATGCTGGCAGGTCGGGTCTCCTGAGGCGCTCGGGTCGTCGGCACCATGGCGACCTGGGACTCCTTCGGGTATCCGCGCTCCTTGTTCTCGCGCGCCTGCATGCGCCGCTCGTCCCACTCTTCACACAGCCAGGGGTGCCAGTAGTACAGGTTGCTGGTCCTCCTGCCCTCAGAGGTTCTCGGGATCCAGCTGATGATTCTCATATCTTCAAGTGTGCGCAACGCCTCCTTGGCGGAGCTCACACTAGAGCCAATGGCGGCAGCAAGGGTCTTGATGGATGGCCAGCAAGACGGGAACTCTTCGCCGTCGTGGATGTTTGCCATATCTGCGATCGCGATCGCAGTGAGGCGGGTATTCCCCTTGACTGATTGGGGCAGGTTGAGCGCTTGCGTGATTGCAACGAAACTCATGATTCAGGCTCCTATTTTGAGTGATCTTCGCCGACAAGGTCGAGCCTACCAGATAGAAGATGCCCCCGCAAGTGGAGCCTGAAAGTACTTGCGGGGGCTTTGGTTGTGCTTCAAGCATACAGGAAGCCGGGAGTCGATGCAAGGTTGTACCTGCCTAGAACTGTAACGTCAGTCACAGTTGGCATGGTGGCCGAGCCGCTCATGCAGGTAGGTTCAGGCTTGGGCGAGGTGGATTCTGGCTTGAGGGTATAGGTGGATTCTGGCTTGAGGGTATAGGTGGATTCTGGCTACAAACCTATAATAGAAGAACCTATAAGAAGAACCCACAACGCGCGTGCGCGCGAGTGCGTGTGCATGCGCATGGGCGCAAAGGCTGAGAGGATGACGAGCATCACATCCTCATCCTTGCCTCTTCGCCCTCTCGTCAGCTAACCTGGTACTGCTGACAGAGCCCCGCTGGACCTGGTTCCTTCGAGCGTTATCCTTTCCGCCGAAGTTAGAGCCCTCGAGTCCAGCGGGGCTCGCCCCTATGTGCTACACTCTCATCATCGGCATCAACGAAAGGAACAAACATGCCCGCCAACTTCAAGGCCATCGACTGGACCGTCACCCAGCAGTGCGTCGTCTGCTTCCGCAACATGCGTCCCGCCAGGGCTCGCGTCGCCGACTGGCCAGACACTCGACCCTACGCCGGTCATGGCAAGTGCTCCATCTGCACTGAGCGTGTGCGCAAGCAGCTCCGTCGAGGTGAGCGTCCTAAGAATCCAGGAAAATACCCAACCGTTGCAGAGCTTGCTGCTGCAGGTCACCCGTGTATCGAGCCATGCCCCAAACCTTCCAACAAGCGATCGGACATCTGGTAATGGCCTGGAAGAGTCAGTCTCGTCGTCGCGAGGAGCTCCCGAAGGACTGGGCGAAGATCCGGGAGGTGGTCCTGCGTCGGGATGCGAAAACGTGCGTCTTCTGCGGTTCTCCGGCCAACCAAGTGGACCACATCTTCCCCGATGGGCCCCACGTGCCTGACAACCTGAGGAGCCTCTGCCAGCGCTGCCACATGCAGCGTACGCAGCAGCAGTCGGTTGAGGCTCGTCGTCGGCGCTATAATCGACGCAACAAGACTCGGGGTCCGCGCCCCAAGAAGAAGCACCCTGGATACCTGTAGGAGGAAGCATGGGAGTCAGAGGCCCCATCCCGAAGAGGTCTGACGAGGGCCACCCGAAGACCATCGCGAAGAAAAACCGAGCCGGCATCGACCATGTCGACGCGCTCAAAACTAGTGATGTCGCTGTCCCTGACCCTGACCCTGATTGGCACTCCATCGCTAGAATGCTTTGGGATGCTACTAAGGAGTCGGCATTCACTCGCTTTTACGAGCCTTCAGACTGGGCGGTTCTCTATTTCACCTGCGACAACCTTTCGCACTTCTGCAATTCCGGGTACCGGTCCGCCACGGCGATGGCGGCTATCAATCAGATGCTCACGTCACTTCTCCTTACCGAAGGGGACCGACGTAGGGTTCAGATCGAGATCCAGCGTGCCACCGATGAGCAGCTCGAGTCGGCCGGCGTCACAGCCATGGCTGCATGGGTTAAGGAGCGCAAGGCGCAGTGACCGACCAACTCCCTGCACCCCGGGAGCGAATCGATACTCTTCCAACAGATATCCCGTCACGCACACTCGGCCTGCACGTCGCATCCTGGATGATCGACAACCTCACCCAGCCCAACGGCCCCCGGGCAGGGAAGCCTTTCATGCCAACCGACAGGCAGATCCAGTTCCTCCTGCAGTTCTATGCGATCGACGAGAACGGCGAGTGGCTTTATCGCCACGCAGCAAGACGGCTAGCAAAAGGTCAAGGCAAGTCGCCATTCGCTGCCGCTGTCGCACTCGCTGAACTTCTCGGTCCTGTTCGTTTTGATGAGTTCGACACCGAAGCCATATTTGGTGTCACCCCGAAACCGATGGCAATGCCGCTCATTCAGCTCGTGGCTACGTCAGAAAATCAGGTCGCGAACACCATGCGCATGGTACGTGCCTTCTGCAAGAAGGGCGGAAAACTCGCGAAAACATACGATCTGGATGTCGGAAAGACCTACATCGATACGCCATCCGGGGGGAGGCTGGAGCAGGTCGCTAGCGCCGCCCACTCACTTGAGGGAGCGGAAGTGTCGTTCCAGGTCGGAGATGAGACTGAGCACTGGCTTCCCTCTCGCGGAGGTCCGGAGCTTATGGCTACCCTGCGTCGAAACGCAGCCAAGACTGGTGCTCGAGTCATGGAGACCTCAAACGCCTGGATCCCCGGAGAGAACTCCGTAGCCGAATCCACCTATGAAGCCTGGTGCGATCAAGAGGATGGCCTCACTCGAGGAAAGATGAAGATCCTCTACGACGCCCGCATGGCCCCCCCGAACGCCATCCTCCACGACGACCCAGGAGAGGGCCAGATGAGCCTCACAGAGGCCCTCAAGTACGTCTACGAGGACGCCCCTTGGGCCAACCTCACTGCTATCCGCGAGCAGATCTGGGACCCTGCGTTCCCTGAGTCGCACGCCATGAGGTTCTTCTTTAACCGCCCCAACGCCGCAGAAAATGCCTGGGTCACGCTCGAAGAGTGGACCCAGCTCCGTAAGCCTGACCGTAAGGTCGAGCCGGGTGAAGCGATCGTCATGTTCTTCGACGGTTCCAAGTCCAACGACCACACCGCCCTCGTGGGGTGCTGCCTCGAGGACGGGCATATCTTCAAGATCGGTCACTGGCGCCCAGAGAAGCCGCTCAACGTGGTCAACACCCCTAAGGTCGATGCCGCAGTGCGCAAGGCCTTCGAGACATACCAGGTGGTCGCCTTCTGGGCGGACGTGAGGGAGTGGGAGTCGTTCGTCAAGACAAGCTGGCCGGAAGACCTTGGAGAGAACCTCATCTGCCATGCAGTACGTGGCGGCATGTCAGCATCCCCGATCGCCTGGGATATGCGCTCACACTCATATCAGTTCGCCGAGGCCGCCGAGACGGCCTTCGCCGAGATCCAACAGCAGTCATTCACACATGACGGCGACTCGGCCCTGGGCGAGCACGTCTCCAACTGTCGAGTCAATGAGTTCAAGGGGCGATGGTCCGTCAAGAAGGAGTCTCCGCAGTCGCAGAAGAAAATCGATCTCGCAGTGTGTATGATTGGTGCCAGGATGCTATACAGGCACGTCAAGAACAGCAAGGAGTGGGCAGAGATGCAGAAGCCCACCGGAGGATGGGGAGTCTTCCTATGAGTTTCGAGAAGCTCGCCGCGAAGTTCGCAAGCGGCGCCTACCGCCCCAATACGTACGAAGGATACTATGAGGGTCGGCGTCGTCTAGACGCTGTAGGCATCAGCCTCCCACGCAAGGCTCGCGTCCTCGAGCTCCAGGCCCCGTTCGCCAAGATGGCCGTCGACGTCCTCACCGAGATCCTCATCCCAGACGGATACCGGGTAGCCGATGACGACAAGTCCTCAATCGTCGACCTCCTCCGCAAAGTGTGGCAGTTCAACGACATGGACTCGCAGTTCAATCTCGCCGCCAGCGAGGCGATCGCTGCCGGAGCCGCGTACTGGGTGATCGCCCCCCCGGACGACGACCATGAGTTCGCCTCCATCCGCGCCGTCGACGCCAAGCACGCCCGAGTCCGGATCGACTTCCGCGGAAACCTCATCGAGGGCATGGTCCTCTACCGCCGTGATGACGGCAATGTCGGGGCCACCTACTACACCCCCGAAGGCGTCCAGTTCTGGGTGAAGGGCCAGTATGGCTGGAAGAGCGACGGCGCAGGCCGCGACGACTCATGGGGTGCCAGCATCATCCCCATGTTCAACCGGGCTCGCCTGTCAGACAAGTACGGCCGCTCAGACCTCCGTGAGCTCGCCGGAGTCATCGACGCCGCCTCCAGGACCCTCACCAACCTCCAGATCGCCCAGGAGGTCTCCTCAAGCCCTATGCGAGCCATCATCGGCCGAGGAGCGGACGACATGCTCCGCCAGCACCCAGACAAGATGCAGGTCTACATGGGGAACCTGTTCGCACTCCCCGAAGGCGCTGACGTAAAGCAGCTCACCGGAGCGGCCTTAGACCCGTTCATCAACGCCTACAGGTCCTACGCTCTCCAGCTCTCCGCCATGACAGGCATCCCGCCGTCAATGATGGGCGTCTCATCGGACAACAACCCAACCAGCGCCGAGGCCCTCAGGGTCGCCAAGGATCGCCTGATCGCCAGGGCGGAGAACAAGCAGAGGCAGTTCTCAGACTCGCTCGAAAAGGTCGGCCGTGTCGTCGCCCTAGCCCATGGAAAGTCACTGAAGGGCCTCGAGGCTCTTGAGGTGGTTTGGCGCGACGCTGCTGCCCCGTCAACCAGCGCCCAGATGGCCACGGCCCTCCAGGCCCACTCTCAGGGCATCATCGGCGACGAGACCGCCCGGGAGTTCATGCACCTTACCCCAGAACAGCTCCGCCGCGAGAAAGCCCGGTCGGAGGAGATGGACGCCGAGGCTGGCAAGGAGATGCCCGAGCCTCCACCGCTTCCCGAGGATGATGTGAAGGAGGAGGGTGAGGAGCCTCCGGCCAACAAGAAGCCCCTTGAGGCCAGTTCTTTCCAGGAGAACACCATTGACGCCAAGTCCAAGGGTGTCAAGGCGCAGAAGAAGCAGGCAAAGTGAGCGAGGCTCTCTTCTACGCGATCATCCGATCCATCGTCACCCTATTCAAGAAGCGCGCGGAGGAGACCCTCAAGCCCATCCAGGGCCTCCCGGTGCCACCACCGCCCGAGTACGTGGGAGACCTGCTCACACCCCTCGTATGGGAGGCGCGCAAGCAGGCGTGGGCCGCCGCTGCACTCTTCCTTCGCGGACAGGCGCGCAGCCACGGGGCCGCCGAGTCATGGATCCCGCCCCAGGCCGGATACTCCCCCGACACTGTCCGACGCACCATCCGCGACGTGCGCGGCAATGACGGCACACCCGAGGGGTATGCTCGCCTCTCCCAGGCCCTACAGAGCCACGTACTAGCCTCCGCCCGCCGCACCGTCGCCGACGCCATCGATACCGCCCCAGACTCGGTTCCACTCCTTGAAGGAGCCCTGAAGGATCTGGACGAAGACCTCAAGGAGTTCTCCCCTGATACGCGAGCTGCCATCAAGCAGGACATCAAGAAAGTCGAGCGCCGCAACCGGCCCTCCATGTCATTCGACGAGGCCTTTGACAAGATAGCCGAGCGAGTCGAAGAGGCTGTACGCACCCTTGACGAAGACGACCTCATCAAGCGCCGGCACCGAAGCATGGGCGTCTTCTCCGACGTCCCCGACAAGTACCGCCGCGATCGTCGAGGCAACCTCATCGTCCGCCCCTATGCCTTCGCTCGCGTCTGCCACCCCAACAAGAACGGACCGTGCGGATTCTGCGCAATGCTCGCGTCCAGAGGGCCCGTGTACAAGACCAGCCAATCCGCAGGCCAGCGCGCCGACAAGTTCCACCGAAACTGCTTCTGCACCGTGGTACCCGTCTTCACCTCACGCGCGTGGGAAGGAAAAGAGCAACAGGTCGACTTCGAACGCGTGTACAATGAAGTCGTGCGCAACCAAGACCTACACGGACCCGAAGCGCGCAAGGCAATGGATAAGTACTTCCGCCAGCAACTTAAGGAACGCAAGGCATGAGCGACACCCCTGTCACCGCCCCTGCTGACGCCGACGACACGCCGGATCAGCCAATCTCAACTACAGACTTCCAGGCAGACCCTGCGCCTGCAGCTACCGAGCCCGCAGAGACTCCCGAGGTGGCCGCCGACACTACTGACAGCAATTCTCCCGACAGTGAGGCCGAGGGGGCTGCCGACGCCCCCGACCTGGAGGCCCTCAAGGCCCAGATCGAGGCGCTCACCAACAAGCTCGCCGAGAAGGAGGCCGCCGAGAAGGAGGCCGCCGAGAAGGCCGAGAAGGAAGCCGCTCTCACTGAAGCTGGCATCCCGGGCACTTTCGCGCGCTTCCTCTCGGGAGACAAGGACTCGTGGGCAGAGCAGATCAACGCACTGTCCACGTTGCGTGAGCAGGCATCTCCGGCTCCCGCACCATCTGTCCCCCGCGATCCCGCGGTGGACGCCGACCTCGAGACAGAAGATGAAGGCCTCACGGAGGCCCTCAGCTTCTTTGGCATCTCAAACTGAAAGACTAGGAGGGCTAGATGCCTGCACCCACATACACGCCCGACAACGAGGCGAAGATCGAGACCGTCAACAAGATCCTCACTGCCAGCTCCGGCAATGACGCAGCCTTCCCCAAGACTGTGGTCAAGGGGATCTGGGACAACGCCATGCACGGCTCTGTCGTCCAGAAGCTCGCTGGCTCCATCCCCGTCTCCATCAACGGCACCGCCATCCCGATCCCCGTCGGCCAGCCCACCGCCGGCATCGTCCAGGAGGCCGGCCTCAAGCCCGTCGCCACCCTCTCCTCCAAGGTCAAGACGGTCACGCCCGTCAAGGCTGCCGTGATGATCCTCTACTCCGAGGAGACCGCCAAGGCTGACCCGCTCGGCGAGTACAGCCGAATCCAGAAGGCCCTCGGCGAGGCCATCGCCCGCGCCATCGACACCGCGGTCATCCACGGAATCGACGCCAACAGCGGCGCTGCCATCACCGGCAAGGAGGCCCTCACCTCCACCGCCAAGGCTGTCGAGCTCGACCTCGCCAGCACCGTCAACGGCTACTTCACCAAGCAGCTCAGCGCCGCCTACGACCAGGTCGTCCTGGACGACGAGGACGAGGCCGAGTACGGCTTCGACCACTTCCTCCTCGCCCCCCGCTTCCGCAGCAACCTGGTCAACGCCCTGGACGCCCAGGGTCGCCCCCTCTACCAGCAGAACCCGGACATCACTGCCGAGTTCGGCACCGTCCTCGGCGTCCCTGCCACCTACTCCCGAGCCGTCCGCGGCTACGAGAAGGCCAAGACCGCCGGAGCCAAGCTCCTCGGCATCGGCGGCGACTTCAAGGACGCCCTGCGCCTCGGATACGTCGAGAACATCACCTACCGCAAGGCGACCGAGCGCGCTGGTGGTGTCGACCTCTTCGACCGCAACCTCGGCGCCATCCTCGCCGAGGCCCAGTTCGGTTGGGTCATCCGCGACCCCAAGGCGTTCGTCAAGCTGACCAGCAAGTGACCATCAGTCGGGCGAGAGAGATAAGCGCTCTCGCCCGACCCGTGGCCAGAAGTTCGAAGGAGGTGGAAAAGTGAGCATAGCCAACCTAGACGACGTGCAGGCAAGCCTCATGCGCTACCTGGAAGACGATGAGAAGAAGTGGGTCCAGGCGCTCCTGGACCGGGCTGAGGCCCTCATTCTTGCCAAGATGTCCGATGCTGTCAACCGTTGTCGCGTCGACTTCTACTTCTCCACCGTCATGAAGATGGTTGAGGCGGAAGCAGTCTCCCGCGTCCTTCGAGCTCCTGGTGGCGGCCTCTACAAATATGAGACCGAAGGCACCTACACCTACTCGGTCAACCAGGCAGTCGCCTCGGGAATCCTCGAGATCACCCCAAGAGACTGGGAAGCTCTTACTGGGGGCGCCGGAGGGTACGCCACCTCAGACGCCTCCATGGACGGTTACGCGCAGAGCCGATTCCTTGCCCCAGGCACATACATGGTCAACGTCACCGTCGACCCTACCTACATCGCAGGCCCCTCCCGATTGGATGAAGCAGGGGTTACCCCAATCACTGACGACGATGAGGTGGCGCTATGGTAGGTTTCCGCCCCCGCAGAGGACGCTACCTCGAGAATGGCCCACATGTAGTCGAAGTGACCCTCGCCATCGTCAAGGAAGGTCGCACAGGCCGCCGCTACGAGCGCGGCGAGACGTTCACTGTCGACAAGGTCCTTGTCCAGCCCTCCGCTGGAAACGCCCTTAAAGCCACCGAGAACCGCGTCATCCGCGGTGACCTGACCGACGAAACCACACTGAAGATCATGGGAACCGGACGCGTCTGGCCCGGCGGACCACACTCGTGGGTCAAGGTCATCAAGGGGCCTGACTCTCTGGTCGGCAAGACGTTCCAGCAAGCGGGCGAAGCGCTCACCTACGACGCCTCGCCCATGACCAAGCACTTCAGCGTCCGTTGCGACACCCTAGGGACGACGCCGCGATGATCGAGGTGTACAACGACGACGACACTCACGAGGCGATCGCTGCCGCAGTAGCAGGCCGCCCGGAATTCAAGGCCGCCGCCACCAAGGTCTACGCCGAGATCAAATCGGAGGCTGCCGCCCACCTCAACAGCGGCCAGCTCGCAGCGAGCATCCACCTCAACCAAGGGAAAGTCGACTGGACCATCGAAGCAGACACCGACTATGACGCCCACACGGAGTTCGGACACTATGTCTGGCTAGACGCGTCCGGAAACGTTGTCAAACACGGACAAGGTGTGCGAAAGGTGTGGGTAGACGGTATCGGCGTCTTCCGCAATGTCGTAGCAGCGAATGGAGGGTACTGATGTTCGTCTCACCCATCCCATTCATCTACGCCTACGCCAAAGAGGCGGCCCGCCAGAACGCCGCCCAGTGGCCCATCCTCTCAAGGATCACCTGGCGCACACATGGAGACGTCGATGATCCCATGAACGAGCTCGTGTGCAGGGTCCAGATGACAATCGCTCGCACACACCCGTCAGGCCCGCGATTCGCAGCCACACAGATACGTGCGCGCCTGTACATGACAGGTCCGGACGGAGACGAGGTGTCCGACGCCTCTGACGCTCTAGTCCAGGCCATCAACAAGTCTTGGAGGTCAGGGATGACGACCTCTGAGGGGTGGGCCACCCATCTTGAGTGGACCCAGCTGCCCACGCCAGAAACGGACATGGGTACGACCGCAGATTACATCAACATGGTCTCGGCCTTACAGGTCACGGCCAGGAAGGACGGGTAATGGCTACCCTCGCAGACTCAAAGATCCAGATCGCCGGAATCGGTCACGTCTACTACGGCAACCCCGACACCGAAGCCCCCAACCTCGACGGCTTCAACTTCGGAGACGGCTCCACCCTCGAGCCCTCCGGCTGGACCTGGCTCGGAGACACCTCCTCCGAGAACCTCATCGAGTTCGAGACCGACGGCGGCGACACCAGCACCAAGCGCACCTGGGACCGCCAGAGCGTCCGCTCCACCCGCGAGGCCGTCACCAACAAGGTGACCATGAACGCCGTCAACCTCGGCGCAGACACCATGAAGGTCGCCTTCCCCGGCTCCACCTACGACGCCGCCAAGCGCGCCTGGGACATCGAGCTCGACGCCTCCAGCGAGAAGGCCATCCTCGTCGTCGTCGTCGACGGCCAGCTCGTCAGCGGCTTCCTCTTCCGCCGCGTATCCCTCGCAGGAAACATGCCCTCCCTGAAGCTCGACAACTTCACCGAGGTCAAGATCAGCGGCACCCTTCTCTCCCCCGCCTCCGGCAAGACTCGAGTCCAGATGCTCGAGCCCCGCACCGTCACCGGCGTCGGCCTCGCCAAGCCCACCATCGCCACCCTCACCCCCGGCAATGGCGCGGTAGGCGCCAAGGTGGTCATCGCCGGAACCAACTTCGACGGCGTCCGCTCCGTCAAGTTCGGCGACAAGGAGGCTGCCTTCGAGAAGGACTCCGCTACCCAGATCACCACCTACGTGCCGCGCGGCCTGACTGCCGGCGCCACCAACGTTGTCGTGACCAACAACGTCGCAGCCAGCGACGCCAAGTCCTTCACCGTCAACTGATATCATCCGGGTGGGCCCATCTGGGGGTGTATGGGCCCACCCGGTAACACCCCTCACGCCCCAGGAGAAACAACCATGAGTGACAAGCCCGCCCAGCCCACCGAGCCCTTCGAGAACATGGAGGGCAGTGAACTCTTCCGCCCCGTCGCAACCCTTCGGGCCAGCCAGCGAGTCCGCCTAGCCGCCCGTGCCATGGCGCTCGCCAGCGACGACGACTGGGGCGAAGTCCAGTTCGAGGCCCTCGCCGACCTCCTCGACTTCCTCGAGGACGGCGACTACATCCTCGATCCCGTCAAGTGGTCCGCCTTCTATGAGGAGAATGGCCTTGGGGACGTCCTCAAGCTCGCGGTCACCTACGCGGGGGAAGCCGCAGGCGCCAAGCAGTAAATGACTTCTTCGAGGCGCATCCCGACGCCGCCGCAGACTTCTGGGCCATCTACCAGATCGACGTCTACGGCCCGTACCCGATGCGCCTCGTTGAAGCCCTGCTTGAGCGCCTCAAGCACGAACCGTGGTCCATGTACCGCGCAAACGGCCTGGGAGGGCCACAGTGGTTCGGATGGTCGGCCGACTCGGAGCGCCTCGCCGCACTACTGGACGGCCAACTCCTGCAAACAAAGGCTACTGGGCAGACCAGGGCATCACTCAGTGACTCCGAAAGGTGCCCGCGACCAGGCCTACGTGAGTCGACTACGGTAGTATCGAGTCGGGACACACAGGCAATGACAGCGCTATTCGCAGCAATAGGATGAGAGGCCAGCATGGCAGGTAAAGGCGAAGTTGGCAAGCTTAGCGTCAAGGTAGTCCCAAACCTTGACGGCTTCGCTGAAGACCTGAAGCGCGACCTCAAGCGTATCCGCAAGCAAGTCGGCGAACTGGACATCAAGTTCAACGCCGAAGTAGACGTAGACGAGGAGTCTCTAGAGCGCGCCAAGAAGAAGGTCGAAGAGCAGAGCGCCCGCGTCAAGGTAGCAGTAGACGCCGCAATAGACAACAGCGACCTCTCCAGAATCAAGCAGCGCCTCGAAGACATCAAGTCAGAGGTCAAGGTCAACGCCCACCTCAGTGACGACGCCCGCAAGGAGCTCCAGAAGCGCCTCAACGATCTCCGGTCAGACGTAAGGCTAAACACGGACGAGGCCGACCTCAAGCGCATCAACGCAGAGGTCAAGCGAGTCGCCTCCGACGTCAAGGCGGACATCAAGCTCGACCAGGCCGCCGCCCGAGAGTTCAGGGAGCGCCTCAAGGGCCTCGCCAAGAACCTCGAAGCCGGCGTAGAACTCGACCAGGCCTCTCGCGCAAGGCTACAGAGCCAGCTCAAGCACCTCGGGGCGAACATTGACGTCGACCCCCACCTCAGCGAGGAGTCAAAGAGGAAACTCAAGCACGAACTCAACAAGCTTGAGGGCAAGGCCACAGTTAACGCCGACCTTGATGACGGAAAGGCGCGTTTCGATTTGCGGCGCCTACTCCGTCCCCGCAAACTGACCATCAACGTCACCCTAGGCAAGGCCGCCCTGGCGCGTGCGATCGCACAGATCAAGGCCCTCGCCGGCGGAAACATCTTCGAGAACATCGGTCGCAACCTCAACGACCTCTTCCGCAACCTCGACACCGCCGCCGTCAAGTTCGCCACCGTCGGCACCGCCATCGGGTCCCTCGCATCCATCGCCGGCTCAGGCCTCGGCATCATCGCCTCTCTAGGTGTTGGCATCGCTCATTCTCTCCCCGCCCTCATCGCCCTCCCTGGGATCATGGGAGCCGCCGGCGCTGGCGTAGGCATCTTCATCGCCGCAATGAAGGACGCCAAAGACGTCCTAGAAGACCTGGGCCCCCGCTTCACGGCCCTCCAGCAGGACATCTCACTCAACTTCTGGGGCGAGGCCGCCGACGCCATCCGCTACTTCGCCAACAGTGCCCTCGATGCCCTCGGCCCCTCGATCGGTAACGTCGCCGCCGAGATGGGCATGATGACCGCCGCCGTAGCCGATGTGGCTACCGAGCATATCCCAGGGTTTGAGCGCTCCCTCAACTACCTGGCTCAAGCCCTCAATATCGGTGGCGACGGTGCAGGCGCCTTCACCAACGGGCTCCTCACCATGGGCGAGGTGGGCGCCAAGTACCTTCCCTCTATCGCGGGCTGGGCCAACGACGTCGCCTACAGCTTCGAGGCCTGGGCCACTAAGGCGGCCGAGTCCGGAAAGATGGATCAGGCGATCCGAAACGGAGCCAAGGCCTTCGGCACCCTCAAAGACATCACCGTAGACCTAGGCGGCATCATTGGCGGCCTCTTTACCGCCATGGCCGCAGGGTCCGCCCCGATCGACTCCATCGCTACCGCCCTCGACCGCGCTAACGCCGCCGTCAACGGGCCGCTATTCCAGTCGACACTCACGTCCCTCTTCTCCTCGATGGCCGACGCCGCAGGCCATGCATTCGCTGGCGTCGGCTCACTCGGCGCAGCCTTCGTGTCACTCGAGCCTACCCTCGCCCAGATCCTCCCCATGATCGGCCAGATCGTGGAAACTGGCCTCAAGGGCATCAGCGCGGCACTCCAGGACCCCGCCTTCCAGACCGGTCTCACATCGTTCTTCAGTGGCGTACTCACTGCCGTGCAGGCTCTCGCCCCGGCCATGCCCGCCCTCGGCGAGGCCTTCGGCGCGATCGCAACGGTCGCCGGCCAGCTCCTGGTCGCAGTTGCCCCACTCATTGCCGCACTAGTCGAGCAGCTCGCCCCAGTCTTCACGCAACTTGCCGTCCTCCTCGCTCCGATCATCGAACAGCTCGGTGCCGCGCTCATGCCGGTCATCCAGGCCCTAGGGCCGCTCCTCATGGTCCTCTTCGAGGCTCTAGCCCCAATCGTGAACGAACTCCTGGCCGCGATCGTCCCGCTCATCGGCCCGATCGTCGAAGCGATCATGGCCGTCCTCGTGCCAGCAATCCAGCTCATCAGCACCGTCATCCAGGCCCTCATGCCGGTCGTGACCGCAGTCCTGCAAACCATCGCCGAGCTCTTCAGCGCTAACCTGCAGATCATCTCCGGCATGATTAAGGTTGTCATGTCCGTCATTACCGGAGACTGGTCGGGAGCGTGGGAAGGCATCAAGCAGATCTTCACCGGGATCTGGAACGCTATCGTAGCGATCTTCACAGGCTTCGGACGTATCCTAGTCTCTGTTGCTGTCGCCGCATGGAACCTCCTAGGCAGCGCCATCTCAGCGGCCGCCAGCTGGATCGGCGGCCTTATCACCTCCTGGATCGGCAATGTCGGCCGCTGGATCTCTGAGGGATGGAACTACGTAAGCACCGCCACCTCCAACGCCTGGTCCGGCCTTGTGAGCACCCTGTCGTCCTGGATCAGCAATGCAGTCAACGCGGTACGCAGCCTGCCCTCCAGCATCAAGAGCTTCTTCTCCAATGCCGGAAGCTGGCTCGTCAGTGCAGGTAAGAGCGTCATCCAGGGCTTCATCAACGGCATCAAGAGCATGTTCGGCTCGGTTAAATCGACGCTCGGTGGCCTGACCAGCAAGCTCACGTCCTGGAAGGGCCCCGCCCCCGTCGACCGCGTCATCCTCAAGGACGCCGGCCGCCTCGTCATGCAGGGCTTCATCGATGGACTTGAGAGCCAGTACGACGCAGTCAAGGACTCGCTCACTGACTTCACGGACACCCTTAGTGATGAGGTCGCCCCAGAGATCTCCGGAACTGTCTCTGCCTCATACGACAAGATCAGTGCCCGCAGCATGGAGGCCGTCAGCGGCAAGAACAACAGCATGCCCAAGTCGTCCGGGCGTGGCGCAACCATTAACATCACCAACAACTACCCCCAGGCCCAGCCGGACTCCAAGGTGCGAGACGAAGTCGCAGACGGCATCCGCCTCGCCTCAAGCATCTAGAATGGACACATGAGCAGCGAATACGCCCTAGACGGAGTAGACCTCGACCAGCCAGGCCGCTGGCGAGTAATGCACGGCACCCTCCTGCCTGCTGTGCCCTCGCCCCGCCTCGCATCTACGGAGGTGCCCGCCCGCAACGGCGTCATCGACGGCGTCGGCCAGCGCACCGGAACCTTCGACGTCACAATCAGCTTCATGGTTGAAGGAACCAGTCGCGCCCAGCTCGAGCAGAACTGGGTGTCGCTCATGGCCCGCCTGCGCAATGTGAGCAGCCTATCCACCCTTACGTATAGCCCCGCAGGGTTTGGGGCTAGAGACGCTCTCGTACGCCTCAAGTCCATCGCGCAACCGGCCTTCACCTACGGCGAATGGACCATAGACACCACTGCGGTCTTTGAGGCAGTAGAAGGGGTCTGGAAGGATCGCAACTACACGGTGCAGCCCCTCGACAACATGACGGCACTATCAGGCGGCTCTGCCCCAATCACCGACCCGCTCATCATGCTGATGCCCACAGGCAACACCATGACAGTACGCGACAAAGTATCCGGCACCTCCCTCACATGGCGCGGCACCCTCACGGGAGGCCAGCGCGTCCTCGTCGACGTCGCCTCATACTCCGCCGTCCGCCAGGCAGCAGCAGAATGGGAGCTCTCCCCAAGCCACTTCGACGCCAGCGGCGAGATCAGCATGTCACCGGGAGGCTTCCAGCTCACCCCCGCCCCCGACGGAAAGATCACACTCGAGGTCACCGGCGGAACCGGCTACGCGCGAGCCAGAAAGGCCTACTGATGATCCGATCCTTCTTCCCAGGCATGGCCCTCCAAGCAGTCGCCTACCGCGTCGGCGGCGCCCGCATCGGCATCCTCCCCGACGTGCTCGACATGACCGTCACCTGCCCCAGAGGGAAAACCGCGTCACTCTCACTCTCCTACGCCCCCGGCGACCTAGCCATCCGAGGCCACCTCCTGGAGGAAGAGATCGAAGTCGCCATCGAGGCCACCTTCGACGGACACACATGGACCGAGCTCCCAGACGCACGCTTCGTGACCCAGAAAACCGAACAGAACCTCATCAACCCAGGCACAGACTCACGCAGCGTCGAAGCCATCCACGTCAGCGACTACACCAAGGAAGCCCTAGTCTGGGAGGTCCCCAAAGACTCCCAGGACAAGGACGGCAAGTTCAAGTTCCTCTCCCGCAATGCCGGCGAGATCCTCCGCACCGTCTGGGACGCCGCCGTAAAACGAGGCTGGGGCCGCGGGATGACACTCGACTGTTCAAGCACAGCCGACTCCGCCAACCAGCCATGGGCCAAGATCGTCACCCTCTACTTCGACCCCTCCATCAGCATCCTCCAGATCATCGACTCACTCAGAGACCTCGGACTCATCGACACCGTCTGGCAGGGACGAACCCTCAAGGTATACAACGCCGACAGCTCACAGGCCCGGGACCTCACCTCATCCAAGCGCTGGCCCCTAGCCACTACGCTGACCAGCGCCCCAGAGGCCAAGACCTGGGCAGACATGTGCACAGACGTCCTCGTGAAAGGCGAAGGCGGACGCACCTGGAGAATCCACAACGACCTCGCCCCCCGCAACATGCGCCGCGTCGAGAAGATCGTCGAGGCCGGCGGCGTCGAGCTCGAGTCCACGGCCCGCCTCGTAGCCGAGGCCACGCTCCGGTCCGGGGCCCACGTCAGCGAAGAGATCAAACGCGAGTGGAAGTCCACCGACGTCCACCTCCTCCCATGGCAGGACTACCGCCTCGGCGACTGGATCATGGTCGAGCGCCTGGGTGGGATGGAACGCCTCCAGGTCGTCCAAATCAGTGTTACCTGGAAAGACGGGGCCGTCGTAGGGCATACAACGTTCGGGACCCTACTTGACTCCCTCCTAGGGCGCCTCACCAAGCGCACCAAAGGCATTGTGGGCCTCGCGACCACCCCCACAGGCCAGCGCCCAACCCCAGAGGTCAAGAAGAACTGGCCACACAAGCCGGGAGGCCTCGTGGTCTCCTCCCAGGCAATCATCCAGGCCAATGGGTTCCCCGCAGCCATGGCATCACTATCGTGGGCCCCGGTCAGCACAGACACCCAGAATGTCGCAGTAGAAGTCACCGGCTACGAGATCGCGGTCTGGCAGGAAGGCGTCAATGCAGGCCCCTCCTACACCACCAGAGAGAACAGCGCAACCGTGGGGCCATTCCCCCCTGGCTCCATACAACGCTTCTGGGTGAGGGCCACCAACAACGACGGCGTCGGCAACTGGAGTGACGAAATCAAGGCCACAATGGCCTCTGACGCCACTCCCCCGCCAGTCCCCTCAAGGCCAGTACTGTCGCAGACACTCGGAGTTCTCAATATCTACTGGGACTACTCTGGAGCACAGCGAGAGAACATGCCCCTCGACTTCCTTGGAGTGGAAGTTAGCGTCCAGCACCCAGGCCGCCCTGCCGCCAAGGTCACGGACATGCCAACCCCAATGCAGCGCACAGCAATCGCCGGCCTCGAAATCCGAGACTACGAAGTGCGCCTGCGGTCCTATGACCGCTCCGGAAACCGATCGGACTGGTCTGCTCCAGCCACCATTACTCTCGAGCAGAACATCGACGCTGACGCAATCGCCAAGAAGGTCGAAGAGAAGCTTGCCGGCTCCGACGCCATGCAGAGGGCAGCCAGAGAAGGTACGCTGAAAGAAATGAAGCACCTTACCGAAGCGATGACGCAAGTCGCCACCAGCCTCGTCGACGCTGGCCCCATTCCTCCGGATACAGGTAAAATAGGCGCGAGCATCTGGGTCGCCCCAGATGGCCGGGTATTCGTCCTCAGAGCAGAAGGAGATCGGTAATGCAGCCATACGTGGCCACGAAACAATGGAAGGACGGTTTCGGTGCCGGCGAGACGCGCATCACCGCCTCCGACCTGACCAGGATTGAGGCAGGAATCAGCGCCGCCACCCAAGGCGTCACCAACCTCGAGGGGCGCGTCACCACATTGGACTCCACCATGACCACCAAGATCCAGCAGGCGCAAACGGCAGCCACAGACGCAGCCCGCGCCCTCTTGCCGGTCGGAACGATCATCATGTACGCCGGGACAACCCCACCCACAGGGTGGGTGACCTGCAATGGCCAACTCCTAGAGCGAAACACCTATCAGAAGCTCTTCCAGATCCTCGGCACCGCCTACGGAAACACCACGAACTCCAACTTCCGCGTCCCGGACATCAGGAACCGCTTCCCAGTAGGAGCAGGAGACGCCTACAGTGTCGGCGCCACCGGAGGTGTCGCAACTGTCGCCCTCACTGTCGCCCAGATGCCATCGCACACGCACGGCGTCACCGCAGAGAAATTCTCCCAAGGCGTTGGCCTCTACCAGTCCAACCTTGGTGCCGGGTCTGGTTGGCAGTCGCTCTCCACAACCGAGGCAGGCTCCTCCTCTGCCCTCGTCACCAAGGCGGTTGGTGGCGGCCAGGCACACGAGAACAGGCCGCCTTTCATGGCGTTCACCTTCATCATTAAGGCCTCCTGATGACAGGGCCCGCAAACCCTCAGGCCGCAGACCCGAAGGCTCGGGGCGGCCAGTACGTCACCTCTCCAGGCTTTGCCTCGCCAGGTCACTCCACTCCGAGCCACTCCCGCACCGCCCCAGACTCAACAATCGTCTACTCCCCCAAGGGCTGGAAATGGGAAGAGGCTGGAGACGACTATAGCCTCGCCGTCTCCAAGGTTGCCGGAGCGGCAATCGAGTCGTCAGTCCGAAGAATGCGCACAACATTCGGACAAGTGTTCTACATCAAGGGAACCGCAGAATCCAGGCCGCCATTCAATGGAGAAGCCGTCGGAGACACCTGCAGGGTCCAGGACGCTATTACTCTTGAAATCGTCGCAGAGTGGCGCTGGACAGGCGCCGCCTGGGAGAGAATGCAGGTCAGCAACCAGCAGATCAGCAACCTTGACGTAGGAAAGCTCACTGCCGGATCTGCAAGCATCAACGAGCTCGCCGCCCGCAAGATCGCATCAGACGTAGGACGCTTCCTCGAGCTCACCACCGAACAACTCACGGTAACCGGAAACGCAAGCTTCGTCGACCTCACCGCCCGCCACATCTGGACCAGGATCATCGCGGCCCAGCAGGGCGAGTTCGAGCAGATCAAGGCGGGCATGATCGCCGCCAACGCCATCTCAGCAGACAACATCCAGGCCGGCGCCCTCAACGGCCAGGTCATTACGGGCGCCAAGATCCAGACCTCTGATCGCGAAAACCACGGGATCAAGGTTGATGACTATGGCATCCGGGCGTACTTTTCAACCGGGAATCCTTCGGTAGACATTAATGCTTCCACTGGACGTGTAACCATTGATGGGACGTTGGGTATTTCGGACTCGTGGTCGCGCGCCTACTTTACTGACATTGTCTCTACCCAGACGCAGAGTGATGTCGATTCTGCCGGCGGGCACTGGGGTGTGGGTATCTCGATGAACCGCCTATCTCCAGCATATACCTACCCGGCCCTAATCACATTCAGGGATGACCCAACGTTCGGTGGCGGTATCCTATATATGCAAGCCCCAGCCAACACGATCAACAAAGCGCCAAACCTCCGCTTGGGGGTGGGGGGATTATATGGCTACGGCGGGTCAGATAAGCCCTGGAGTATGTCTATTCACGGGGACGGGTTCTCCTTCGGGGCTCCGCAAAAGGCTGTAATCTTTGGCGGCTCTGCCATCTTTGGCGTGTCAATCAACAACAAGCAGATGGTGTACTCGCATCCTGAGCAATTCGGAATCCACACTATTAAGTGGGATGAGACAGGAGTGTGGGGCAATGCCACAAACGTCGTCATTGGGTATGGTTCCGGGCAGAAGGCAATCGTGGACCGTAACGGATTCCGTACCATAGGTGGCAAGAACTTCATCATGCGCGTACCTGGGGAGTGGCAGAAACGCCGCATGATGCTCCAGCATGCCAGCACTGAGAGTCCTTACGACGGGATCGAGTACTGGGAGTATGTGACTCTAGACTCGGGTGGGAAGGGCGCTTGGAAGCTCCCGGACTATGTCCCCAAGATCGCCTCCCCGACCGCTCCGTGGATTGCTCTCACAACGTCCTCGGCGACCGCTACCATCGTCCATACTGGGTTCGGTGTCGACGCCGAGCCGTGGGTGGTTGAGGTTGTGGGTCAGCCAGGCGAGAAGGTTGGCGTACTTGTCAAAGGCGCCCGCCAGCTCGACGAATGGGACCCTGAGACGGACGCCGTCGAGCTCAGGGATCGCACTCTGGACTCCCCGTGGCAGCTCCCACCCGTAGGCCCGTCAGATGATGTATCTAGTATCCTGCAGGAGGGGTGGGCCGACTATGGCCCCGCCCCCAGACCGGCTAAGAATCAGGAAGGATAGAAGAGGTAAGCATGAACACAGCCAACGAAGAGGTGCCTTACACGGGTGCGCAGGTGGATGCGACCGCCGTCGTCAATGCTCTGACACTAGAGGTCGCGGCCCTGACCCGTAGGGCAGTCATTGCCGAGCAGCGCGTAGCTGCTCTGGAGGCCGATCTGGCCGGTAAGGAGAACAAGTGAGCGTAGGAACCGTAACAGCCGCCCAGGCCCGCTACCTGGCAGACGTAGCCAACATCGGATACAGCCAACCGGAGCGCCGATCGTGGTTCGCGCGCGCCGATGAACTCGGCTATGTGACCACAGCGCAGAACGCTGACTGCTCGTCCCTGGCCGCAGGCTGCGTGGCCTTCGGCCTGCACGTCGCCTACGGTGTGCCGTGGGGCCACTCAGCTCTGCCTGAGATCGACGACCTGTGGACCGGGAACCTTCGCGGAGGCCTCGAGGCCCGCGGATTCGACGAAGTCGCATGGAATGACTCCGACCTGCGTCCTGACGGCGGCTTCCAAGACGGCGACATCATCCTCTCTGCCGCTAACGAGGGCGGCGTCGGCCACGTCGTGGTAGTCACTGACGCTGCCAACGACCTAGTCTCGGAGGCCTGGATCGCGGAGGATGGCTCTATCGACGGCTATGCCGGCGACACCACCGGGCAGGAGACCCGTACGGTCGCCTACGCCAGCCATCCACACACGCAGGCCGGACGCTGGACTTCCTGCCACCGGTTCAACGACGCGAAATTCGTACAGCAGTTTCCTGAGTTCGCTCACGCGGCTCCGCAGGGTACTCCCAACCCTGCGCCGCCCGCCCCGCCTGCGAGGACCATCACCTTCGGCCTCGACGTGTCCTCACACCAGGCTTCCGCGGACCTGAATGCTATCGCCGCGGATTTTGTCATTATCAAGGCCACTGAGGATGACGGCTACGTCAACCCCTACATGAACACGCAGGCCCAGGCGGTGCTTGGCTCGGCCAGGAGGATTGGGTTCTACCACTTTGCCCGCCCCACGTCCTCCGTGGACGCTCAGGTCGAAGCGTTCGTGCAGGCCGTATCCCCCTATATCGGCCAGGCGACACTGTGGCTTGACTGGGAGGCGAACGCGGTCCCCCTCGGCCCTGGATGGGCGACCGCTTGGCTCCAGGCTGTGGAGAGCAGGACCGGGGTCAAGCCCGGTATCTACATGAACGGCTCCGCTGCCGCTGGCTACGACTGGTCGCAGGTCTCCTCGCGCTACCCACTCTGGTACGCCGGCGGTCAGTGGTACTCAGACCGGTACGATGGTTACGGTGACCCTCAGCGTCCGACCGACGTTCCCTACTGGGGCGCTCCACTCATCCACCAGTACACCGAGGACGGGCACCTCCCGAACTATGGTGGCCGGCTGGACCTGAACCGTTTCCACGCGACCGACGTAGACTGGGACTCCCTGGCGTCGACTGCCTCGTCTGGCAACCAGGCTTTGGATGGCTATGGTGTGATCCGGGTGAACGGTATCTGGGACCCACCCACTGCCCGCCGCTTCCGTCGGGTTATGAACGCGTGGGACTACCCTGAGCCCTTCGCCGTGGCGAACCTGGCTCGCTACCTGAACGATGCTGTCGGCTCTGACCTCATCAAGGCCTACACTGGACAGACCAGCCTTCCGGCCGACGGGCAGTGGACCTCTGACCTGTATCGGGTCTTCCAGTTGTGGGCGTGGAACTGGGTGCCGGGCATGCCTGAGTCGGACGTCTGGCGTCGCTTCGCTCCGGACTGGAGTGCTGAGCGGTTCATAGATGGGCAGTGGGGCCGCGCCACCTGTGCCGTATTCCAGGAGGCCCTGAACAGGTCGTGGGCGGACACTGGTCGGTTCATGTACAACCCAGGTTCATGATCGAACGCATGTTCAAGTAAACTTGGGGGTGGGGCGGAAGTCCTGCCCCCAAGTTGTATGCAAGGAGACATATGCACTTCATCTACACCGAGCGTGGCCCTGAGAAGCGTCGTGAGTACACCATCCTGCGGGAGGGCGCTCCTACGTGGGAGATCGAGCCTGGCATCATTGTCGAGGCGTACAAGGCCTTGCTTGGGAACCCGGTGTTCATGTGGCCGGACTTCTACGATCGCATGGTCACTGACCACAACGAGAACATCATGATGACCATGCGTGGTGCGGGCAACTTCGCCGTCATGGCCATCAAGGAGGATCCGGAGTTGCTGATCCCGTCTCGTCAGGAGATGCAGGGATACATTAACGCCGTGTCTCTCGACATTGGTGCCCAGTTGCCTGAGATCGTCGAGGCTGCGGTCCGCAAGGTCCTCAATGAGAAGGAGGGGAAGTGATGTACGGGAAGACGTTCTTCTCGGGTCTGTTCGAGCGTGCTGTCTCAACGTTCGCTCAGGTTATTGTGGGTGCGATCGGCGTCGCCGTCGCCAATGGCGCTGGCATCCTGGAGATCAACTGGAAGAGTGCTGCTAGCGTCGCTGCTGCTGCGACGGTCGTAGCGGTCCTCAAGGCCTTCGCGAGCCCCGCTGAGACCGACAGGGCGGTTCCCACCGCTGAGCCTAGCCCTGGCCCGCGCCACTTGGCTGGCTGACGAATGATGCCAGCAGGGGGGCTAAATCCGCTCATCGCGATCGTAACATCGCCTGACATTGTTGCGGCTGCGGTCGCCCTGCTGGCCGCTCTCCTAGCGCGCCTCACTGCCAGGATCAAACGCCAGCAGAAGGAGGCGCAGGACAGGTTGGATCGTATGAGCGCGCACATTGTAAGAGCTGCCAACGCCGCAGAGTCGGCATCAGAAGGCGTGCACAACAATCACGACCAGAACCTACGAGACGATTTGGACAGCAAGTTTACGGCAACTTTCCACAGGATGGACGCTCTCGCCGACGCCTTGGTCGACCTCAAGGACACGGTCAAGGACCAGTCGCAGAGGATACGCAACCTCGAAGGACAGATAGAGGGCGTCCGAAATGATGCGCGCACTGACAGGGCTCATCTTTACAACGAGGTAACAGACCTGCATGATCGTATTGACCGAGTTAAGGCATCTCACAAATCAGAGCAGGAGGCCCCATGACCCAGGGGTACGCAAAGATTACAGGCCGCATAGTAGGCCCTGAAGGCCTGGGCAGGATGGGGAGCGTGCAGTTCCTCCCCAACCACCAATACCAGGCCGTCGAGGAGGACGGAACCAGGGACGTTCTCGCCCACTACGCCGCTGCCAGGCTCGCCCCCGACGGGCGCCTCGTAGACATGGCGGGAGTCCCGGGAGCTAAGGTCGCCGCCCCCACGTCCCTTCCTGCCGGCGTCCACAACTACACTGTCATCCTCGAGATACCCGGAGATATGGGGGTGTCGCGCCGATACCAGGCCCGCCTCCTCGCGGGCACCACTACAGATCTCACTGACATCATCGGCGGCAACTATGTCACCACCCCCGACACTCCGCCCGCCCCGCCGTCACCGAGAGATCCTCTCGTCCGGGAGGAGTCAGACGGTATTCTGACTGCCGTGAATATTAGCAACGTCATCGACCTCGGTGGCGGCCTCCTGGCATGGAAGGAAGGTATCAATGGCTGACCTCACGTGGTACAGCAAGACCAAAACGGACGAGCTCTT